GTCAAATTGTTTGTTTTTCTAAACTACGAGACCTCAAGTTAGTACTAACTAACAAGGGTGATTACTCTAAAATATCCTAGCTATCTAAAAATAAATTCCTACTGTGGGTGATCTGAGATCAAAAATTTTGAAATTTAATTAAAGCCTTTTCATCGACTCAGTATAAGGCGCCTGAGCCGAGAGAACATCTGAGGGGTTGATTTTAGCCCCCGCCATGATTGACGCTGGATGGTACTGTTCCATACCTCCAGAAGTAGTGTTTCCCATGGGTGGTTGATACCCTTGGGGTTGTTGGATGTTCGGTGCATGTGTTGGAGCTACATCCTTGGCTCCTGGGTTCCGTGTCTTGAAGGCCTGGGATTGCTCCTTAAGGCCGGTCGTATTGGTCCGTTTCAATGCGTCGGGCACACTTTCTCCATTCTTTACTTGGAGCGTGCTCGGGGTGGGTTGTGTTCGACCTGCCGCCCTCAGGTGTGTTTGCATGGGTGTCTCTCCCTTGCGTGCTGGAACTTCCTTTGTTCCTGGTCCTTGGTCAGTGACATTGAGCTTAAGTGGTGTTCTCTTAAGACTCATCCCATTCTTCGACATGTTCATGAGCATAGCTCCCGTATTTGCACGATGATCTGCCTTCAACTGCATCTCTTGCATCCCTTTCTGCAGCCCCAGCTGCATAGCCAGTTGCTCCATCTCGTGCTTGCGATTTGCCTCGAACTCCTTTCCCCAGAACTGATTCTGACCCCATTGTCCGAGTGCTCCTCCGAGTCCACTGAGGGCTCCTCCCGCAGCCAAAGCTGCCTCACACACTGACATGTCAGAATCTGGAACAATTCCTCGAACTGCTCTAGTCCTCTTCCGTTCTTTCCGCAAGCGCTGGGTTGCCGTTTGAAGTAGGAGCCTCCAAAACTCTCTCTGTTCGGGATCCGATTTGCGCGTCGACTGCCTTGAATTCCAAAGATTGGTGTTCATAGCATTCGGCTGCAAATTTCCTGCCTTCCGCAAATTCCCGATAGTGACAGATTTCTTGGGCTCCAACTCCAAATAGCGGGCCTCGCACTTGCATGAAATGTAGTAACCCCCAGAACCGACCTCAATTTTCACATCCCCGATGTACTTTCCGTCAACAATGAGCTGCCCCAGTTGATCTTCCCTTGTTCCAAGAGCCATCCAAGCCTCAATTGCCGCAGCCCAATCAGTATTAGCTGAATCAGGACAAGCGAATTGGGCTGTAGTTCCCGTCGGAATTTCCGGTTGAATGAAAGATGACGCGAAAATGGCTCGCTGCTCAGCTCCCGGGTAGGGATCCGTTTGAGCGAGAGCCGCTTCCGCGCGATCTCGAGCATCCTCGTTTGTCGCTGCCTGAAAAGCAGCACGTCCGTCTTCTGAATTCGCGAAGATGTAAGTCGCGAACTTCATGTACTCCTGCCCAGACCCTGCGGCATAAACTCGAGAATCCGTCGGTGATCCAATGATATGTCCCGGTTTGCCAACGTATCCTGTTGCGTTGTTGTACTTGAGCTTGATAGTCGCATCAGTAGTCCAAGCCATAGCATTTCCGTCCGTTTCCTTGAGCATGAGATCTGGTGCCGAAAGAGATGTCTCAATCCCCGTTTCCACTGCCGAGCAAGCAAGCATAAAGACTTGCTGAGCATTTGCGTTCTGAGCCAAGCTTCGTAGGAAGCCTGTTTTCTCCCCTTCCGTGTTAGGGAAGATTCCTGACCCTACCGCCCCAGCTGTAGCATTTCCTCTTGGCATTGGGATTGCTCCTTGCCTCCTATAGCGTTCGAACGCTGGCGTCTCACTAAGGTCCTCATCGAAAGGAATGAGATCAACGCGCCTGTTGCTGTCGATGTTGATGAAGTTGGGCTTCGGGAGGGCAATGTAATCGGCCCTCTGGTTGAGTTGTGTTCCCACAGGTGACCAACACCTGTATCCAATTCCCGGTCGTGACAAAACCTTCAAGTTGAGCGTCAAGTCTGATGCGTAGGTATTAACCAGCGGCACATACATGATTGCTCGAAGTCGAGGGTATGTTGTTGGATCCTCTCCAGTGACTTTCCTTGATCTCAAGGTCTCCAACACGTCTTCGAGCAGAAATGGTTTCTGCGTGAAGCCGTTGGAGGCGTTGAAAACAACGTGTGGTCTTGACAGAGCTCGACTGATTGAAATCGGCTCCGTTGATCTTTCCTCGTCATAAACGATGAAGGATCCCGCTGTGTTGGTCGTTCCCGTGAACTCCACCTGGTATTCGGTGGGGCCCTCCTGATAGTAGTGACCACTGATGTACTTGTTCGCGTTCGCTCCAAACTCATAGAGTGGGAGGTCAAAGATGACGGTTCCTGCCGGATGGGCAGATGTTGAAATGTTTCCATCATAGATGACTTCGTATGCTCCAATCGCTTGATCCTGAACGTTCCACTGCACACCGGTGGATGCTCCAATCCCAGGAGGAATTCCTGCTGTCCGCATGACAATGGCCTCACTAGAAGGCACAGTTGTCCCCGTGAGAATTCCCGAAGGGTTCTCAGCTGGTGTCATTCCCGCTGTTGATGCCTGAGAGGCAGCAATGCTAGCGAGACTCGTTGAGACTCCTCCCACTGCGTCTGCCACTGCCCCCGTGGCCCCGACCACTCCTTGATCTGCGAGTGGTCTTTCCATTTGACACTCCGAAGGAGCGCTTGGTTGTGGTTCACCTCTAGCCCAGTGTGTTTTGGGCTTAAACGAAGAGGTGAGCTTCGTCTGATTCTGCACCCCTTTTGAACCCGGGGTGGTGTTGGGTTTCCCGTATTTGATTTCCTCGGGAAGTGGAAAGACGTTTGTTGTGGTGAAGTGTGTGTGGGAGTTCTTCACGTGGTCCAACAGGGCAATGAAGCCAATTGGACGAGCTCCACACGCAGCACAACACCATGTTCTCCACATACCTTTCGGCATGTGTGGAACAAAATCCTTGGTCATGCAAAATCCTTCGGCTCCAGCGGCAGTGATATGCTCGCCTTTCCAAAAGAAACTTGCGTCTCGTTTGTCCTTTTTCAAGCGCAAGATGTCTCTTGCCGTGTTCCAGTCGATTTCATAGATGTCCCTTCCAAGAAGGACCTTACCCATGTATTCGACAGCTGCTTTGATGAGTTCCGATTGTTTGTTGATTTCTGAAGTGTCCATGTTAATTTGTGCCTTCACAGATAGACCTCTGCTACCACCAGGGATAGTACAATGACGTGATGAAAGAGCGAGTTTCCCTTCGGGAAATATCTCAAGCAGTTTCTCACACAGATAGTCCACCTGCATACGAGTCGACTTTATCGAAGTTTGATACTCCACAGTTTTCACACTGCTTTCTCGCTGCTTCTCGCCGCTCTTCACCAATGTCCGTGAACGGACGTCCCTACCTGCCGATGGTGAATCGGAGGTGACTTTTAGTCCCCCAGCTAGAGGCAAAGAAGATGTATTGGATTGTTTCGCGCGCACGCTAGCTTTCCTCAATCCTCCAGCTTCTCCTTTTGGGGTTTTCAGTCTATTACCGCTGGATCGGAATTAATCCAACGGGGCAGAGTTAGAGACTGCTACTCTTCGCGCGTTTTCTTCGATTACTTGAAGGATGGAGCGCGAATCCATCTCTGCGACTGATACGTAGCCGCCGTTTTGATCCATTCGTAGTCCCATGCGCGCATCTTCCCAAGAAGGAAAGGTGTACGCCCAGTGTTTCCTTGCCAGAGCTTCAGAGATCGTCTCCACAAATGCATCATAAGATGCCTTGGGATACGCTCGAGCCTCAATGGCAAAAGAGTCCAGAACAGAGAAAGTCTGTGCTCGTGTTGGTAACTCCGTCCAGTGGAGCATCCCACTCATGGCTGAGAACCTGAGTCTGCCGTGTGGCGTTGTTAGCGCCGACTCGTCAAACTCGAATTCCCTTCCAATGAATGAAAGAGTTTCCATTGCCTTCAGCTTGTATGACTTCTCCAGCTTGTGAGCTGGGGTAAAAATCATCCCTGCTTCTGCCATCACCTCGGCGAAATTTTCATAGTTGAAAATATGTTCGACGAGGTGGTGGACTGTAGCAGTGAGATCATCTCCGTGGGTATACCAACAGAGAAAGTCATGTATCGCTTCCACGGTGAGGTATGCACCCCACTCCTTCTTCTCTGTCTCCGTGGCGTGTCGCTCCCAGCAACCGTCCACAGCATTCAAAACGAGAAAGTCGTTCTGAATGGAACCTCCCGGATTTGTCAACTCATTTCCTGAGCTCCAATCGAATGCGCAATAGTACAGGACCCCTTCGAAAAGATAATACTTCTCGTAAAGGCTCCTGGTAGCTGCTCGCGCTAGATGATGAGCTTCCAAGGCAGATTTGGCAATTCCAACCCAAAGAAACATGATTTCCATGACTCTCTGGAAGACCCTTTGAACCCACGGGGGCATCCTCTTATCGAACCTTTCATAGTCCGCATCAAATCCCTTTTCTCCCGTGGCTCGAAGACGCTGGTAGAACGTCTTGAACTCAACGTACGGGTTGATTCCCGTCGTTGCGTGCTGGTATCGAGACCAGCGCGATTTCATCATGATGGCTTGAAGCGCTCCAAAAATGCGCTTCTGAAACAGAATCTGATCTGCAGATTCCAAGAGGAACAGCCGAGTCCCTCCCTTTGCCGCTTTTTCAATCGGCAAAGTCTCCACCTTGAGGTGGGCTTCGATGATGTGCAGGTGTGGAGTCCCGGAATCTTTTGCATCATCCATCAATCTTGCGATCGATGTCTGCAAATATTTCCCGGCATCGTTGTCAGAGAAAATGAGTCTCCCGTCGATTCCCCTTTCCAGCATTTGTCCTTTGCTTGAGACATTGAACAGTTGCTTGAATGGGAAACCAGCCGAAGTATCCGTTTTCACTGGACCTAACAGACCTGAATATTTGGGGTGATCCCATCCATTCAGGACTTCATCGTTTGTGAGAAGTCTCCAATCCCTTATCCCTGGCCAGTTTTTCATCATGGAGACATAATTGTTGACAATCCGATTTTCTTGTTCCAAGGATATATCCACAAGCGGTCCTTCAATCTTTGCGAGCTGAGTCGCTCCGATCGATGGATGCCCATAGAAATCCCTCCGGAGATCTACCAATTTGGCCGGATCCAGCACAGGGTCTTTATAGGACACTGGTGCGGGAACCTTCTCATTTGGCAAGATATCCGGGTTGAGATGTGGTGACAGTGGAGACAATCGCAACTTTCCACCCCTTTTGTGAGAAGGGGCATAGAGTCGCGGCACAAATGCCACTGGTACTATTCTCTCATTGTCCATGATTTCGTGGATTCGGTATTCCATGTCTTCATTTTCTCCGGGAAAGAGTCCAGCCACTAGTGGTGATGTTAGTTGTGGCCCATTTCCAAGATCCAGAGTAATCATGGGTGGAATTTCCATTCCTCCTTCTGGCGTTGTCGTTTCGCCATACATTTGTGCAAGATCCTCTTGAGTCACCGTTGCCACCAGTCCTCTACAATGTCCTACTCCCGTGGCTCCAATGTGAATCCCGACAATATTCCTCGCTTCCATCCGTGTTGTAGGACAGAGAACGGGAGAACCACAATCACCCTTCTTCGTCACTTTCGCAAAAGTGAAAAAGTCGGTGATGATGATTCTCCGGGTGGGGTTCCACCCCGGAATAGTGTTATCCGTATTCAGTCTTTTCTCCCCGAGAGTTGTGTGAAACTCTGCATCGGCCGGTGCCATGATATCCTCCACTGGTAGATAGTGAATGGATTCTGACACATTTTTCAGATCTTTTTCTCTACAAAAATGCTTTCGCAGGTCTGGTCTTGCCGGAAAGGTTTTATCCTGAATTTCCGATAGGGCCAGATCTCGAGTAGCATCCATGAAGAGGATTTTCGCATTATAGTAGGTCGCACTTTTCCCTCCATTGAGGACAATAAGAGGTTGATTCGGGTTGCAAATGCAGTGAGCCGGACTCAACACCTTATTGCCTCCAATGAAAATGCCGTAAAGCATCCCTGATTCCTGTCCAACCACACACATCGCGTCCTTCAATTTTGAACGAACGCTTGTCATTTCCGGACTTAGAGCTTGTGAAAGTTCCAATCCCGAAAGCGACTCAGGTACTGATGTGGGCGCAGCCGTGGTGATAGGCTGCTGCTGTAGTTGTCCAACAACACTCCTCAGAGGTGATCGAACCGTTTGTACAGTTTTTACACTCTGCTCGTATGATTCAGCTACTGGTTTGGGACCAATATCATTTCTGATTGGTCCTCGCACCTGCTGTACCATCCGAACAGACTGCTCGTACGACTCTGCTCGACTCGGTGCTCCTCGCGGAGTTACCTTCTTCTTCTTCTTGAGAAGAAACATCAATCCGCTCCCAACCGTAACGACAACCGCCACTCCACCGATAAGAAACGCGAGTTTCTTATGTTTCATTGTGAGGTCGTACGCTCCCTTCCATGCCGTCATTGCCTTCTCCTGAAGACTCATGACATAAGCTTTCACCTTGAATTCGTCCACATACCTCCGATAGGAGGTTAGTGATCGAACTACATCGCACTCCTGGGCGAGCTGCCTAATTTCTTGATTAGTCAGCCCGTCCAGGTTCAACGAATGAGCGTGGATGTCAGCAAAAGTAAATGTCTTCCACTCCCCTCGAATCTTGATCCTCATCCTGTCTTCCTTGATTCGAACTGTCCATGATCCTTGATTCTCGACAGCGTCACTGCTGAAGAAAATCCCATTTGAGATTCTCAACCACATTCCTTGTACTTCCACAGTCGCCGTGTAAGGTTGGCGCCTGTATGCCGCTGATAAAGCTGGCAAGAGATCCATTGGTCCTGAGATCACAGATGAGTCAAGATTAAAGTAACTCATATAGTCTGGGAAACTCGATGAAAGCTGAGGTATCACTCGAACATGCTCTCGATCAGTGGGAAATGCGTAAGCCGTAGCGACGTGACTTGGGTGTGTTAATTTCACCTCCAAGTCCCATCGCTCCGGAATTTCACACACCTCCCCTGGTCTAGCTGCTCTAAGTGCTCCCTTGGCGTTCATGATCGTAGGAAGAAAAGTTTCCGTCAGGTATGAGATAGGTCTAGGTACCCTTTGATGATCAGAGTAGAGAGTGATGCTCTCTGCTTTGAAATCAAAGGCCTCGATCTTGTCACATGCTGGCGTAAACCATTTTCCTCGATACTTGTGTTGGACGGAGATTCCAAGTCTCCTTCCGAGAGATTCGTGGGGTAGATCCGAAAGATCCACCGTGCTGTAGGTAAAGCACCTTGTCCACCACTCCAACGGAGCAGTGTAGATTCTTGAGTCCCACCAGAATCGCGGGTGGCGAACCATTGTTATGGTCCGAGGCATCCAGTTGTCGATGATTACGATCATGTGTGAAGATTCACACTGATCGAAGAACTCCTTATATCGCATGAAGCTCTTTTTCACACTGAGAACGTCGTCAAAGACATGACAGGTTATTCCGGGCTCTGGTGAATCCGGAACAGTCACGTACTTCTTCATCGTGTATGTGAGTCTGAGCAAGGGTGCGACAGTGTTGTTGAAAGCGAAGGTCTTTCCAGCCCCAGGGGGACCGTAAAAAGCCATCACCTTAGGATTGCCTACAGGAGCTTCTGCTTCCGGAGTTGATGTTTGTGGCATCGATCTCTCCAGGTCAGCGAGCATCACCTTGGCTTGTTCTTTTGCGAATGTGAATTTCTTGTCAAAAAGATCCCAATCGCTCATCATCTTGTCCAGCAGTTCCGGGTAGGTGATCGGTTGATCCTCCCACTTGTTCTTTCCCTTATAGATTTTCAGGGTCAGAGTCAGTGGCGTTGAACGATCCTGACGGTCTCGACTTGTATTTGGATCGTAGTCAGCTTTCCTCACCTCAACGAAGTTATGTCGAGAATTCCATGCATCAAGCACCTCCGCCCTCATGTAGTTCTTAGATGTGACAGGAGGACTAAACGGCAGCGTTACATTCGAAGTTGTCAAGACAAAGTGCGGTTTAGGCACCGTGAACTTGACAAACGCCGAAGATAGCGTTGCTGGATTGTCCGATACAGTCTGATTAATAACTGAAATCCACTTATCATCGTAAGATCCCAAGTACTCATCAATCTGGTACCATTCCTGGTCACTCATTGGTGGAAGATAATCGTCTGCTGCTCCTGTACCAATCATACGGCGCATCGGGGACTTTATGAATCCGCTCGATACCATACGTTTGTTTAGATCAGCATAAATTTGTTCCACCATGTAAGATTTTCCATGTCCTCCAGGTCCCATCAGGTTGTAAAAGACGGGTTTCCTCCTCACTTGAGAAGAGTACTTGATGATTGCGTTGAGCTGTTCGATTCTCGACAGTATTTTTGAATACGTTCCGTTGTGACGGAGAATGACCTGTTTGACGGCGTCATTCTTCGTATCAACTGTTTTCATCAACACTGTCTCGAATTTGTCGACGAGTTGTTTGATTTCGTCTTGAACGGCAGATTCAATGAAAAATTCACTGGACATGCCGTAGATTTCCGTTAGGCGGTCTGCTGATGCTCGTAACGTGTTAAATGCATCGAGAGCTTGTGAATCCGGGTTAAATTCGGCCCAGATCTTCTTCAAGCTATCGAACATTGAACTCGTGGACGAAGCTGTCTTTCCCCAATTCTGGATGACGTGACCAAAAATTTCATGCCATTTCTTGCGGCTGCTAAATGCAGCAGCAAAAGCGGCAATCGTAGCTGTCATGAATCCTGCCAATGCCTCGAAAGACTCAGCCACTTGTTGCTCCGGAGGAGCAAGGTGTGAGAGTGCGGTTCTGCACCGAAGTGCGTCCAAGATCTCCTTTTCAAGAGAGACCCATCCTAGTCCAAGAAAGCGACACGTAGTCATTAGAGTTGTAATACAACTCGTGGCGACTGATATTAGTGCTGCCTCCTGAACCCCTTCCGCGTCTGGAAGATCGTTTACCATTGACCAGGTTGTCGCTGTTGAAAGCGTTGTCACCCAGGCACTTAAAACGGTCATTCCGTCGTAAATCGCGATTCGCGTGTGTGAAGACACGTATTTTGCGAGAAGCGAAGTCCATTCGTTGGTCTCACTCATTGGCTGGTCCACCTCATACATCGTATCATTCAGATGTCGGGCGGCTGCAGCTGCAGAGCGTCGTTTGAAGTACACAATAGGGATTGAAGCCCACATTGTGACTGTCGTCGTGATTGCTGTGATAGGGTAAAGAATTGCGGCGAAAACAATTGCAAACATTTTGAACTTCTCTAAAATCTTTGAAAACTTTATTGAAATTTTAAATGTTGTAACCATATGTGAAATTGAACAAAAATAGAAACAGATTTGAAGATTACATTTAAACGTGCCATAGTCCATCGAGCTGTATCTCTTTGGGCGGCTGATTATCTCCCTTAATAGGCTGGATAGCAGCGTATTTACTGTGTAGTAGACAGATTGTTGCAAGATGCCGGAGAATGTCAGGGCTATACGAAACCTGATCACTAATGATAACATATTAAATTGGTGGTGTTTCCCTGGGCAGGGAGCCAACGTGTAGGTTCACTTCTGGTTACTAGCCTCCATGATTTCATGTCCCTCAGGACACCCCGTGTTGACCCTAGGTCATATCCCAGTTGTCAGTCACATCCTTAATATATTATTTCTAGGTCAGTGCAATGAAGAAGAAAGGGAAGTGATAGGTGCTTAACACTGTATTTTTGGTGGGCTAGATGCCCGTTTTGTGTTTATATGTGTGTTTCAGCTAAATGTATTTGCTGAAAACCCCATATATGCCATTAACACATTCTTCCACTACTGTGAGCATCGAACTAACTAGTTCTAGCCGGGGTAGCTTTCATTCTGTTGGCTATCGTGGGTGATCCTCCTCGAGAGGATTCACCGTAATAGTTCAGAAATTTTGAAAAACAAG